TGGAACATCACCGCCTCCGAGGTCTGGAGCATCACCGCCTCCGAGGTCTGGCATGTCTTGAGCTGTCTTTAAAAGACCCGAAACATAATTAAGACCAAAAGCGCGAATCTGATCACAGACCTCTCTGCCATACTCCTGGCTCTTTAACCAGTTCCAATTACTTCTTAATTCTGGTCCAAAAATATCACCAGCAGTAGCGGCAACAACCCTTTTGTTCCCTGCAAAAACTTCAAACATACTGTTTGTATGATCAACAGACCCATCCAAATTTCTACGAACACTAAAGCGTGTACTCAAAGAAGGCCCATTATAAGCCTGCTTTGTAAGTCCGGCGGACCCATCAGAGGCTCTATGCAGAGTTTCCTTGACCTGAGAATCTCCAGGCCACGTACCAGAAGTTCCGCCCATGTTGCCGCCTTGCAGCATCTGCTTGTCTTGATTGTCCCTAACGCCCTTATAGTCTTCAGACTTATAAGCGTTAGGCTCAACACCATCTGCTCCACCTTGCATATAGGCCAACCTGCGCAATCTGCGATCCTCTAACTGAGCACGACTAAGCTTCTCCTTAGCGTTAATCTCTTCCTTCTCCTTAGCTGACAGGTCATAAGTTCCCGTCATCTGCCTATCTTGGTTATCTCTAAGATTCTTAGAATCTTCAGACTTATAAGTATTGGGCTCTGCACCATCTGCTCCACCTTGCATATAGGCTATACGGCGGCGAAGCTCTGCCCTCTTTCTCATTCTTGACTCATTCATAATATCCTCCACTATTGAATTGATTGAAAAGTCGTCTACATAATCATTGGTCTTTTCATTATTGTTTGCCACTTTAACGTTAAGACCAACGCTTGTAGCTGCGAATCCAGTCAAAGGCTCACCGCCAGACGGATGCACTTGTGATAAAACATCATCACCTTGTGGAAAATCGGGATTATTCCCAGAATCTCCACCACCTAAATAACCTATCCTAGAACTTACTGCACTCTGTTCTTGAACATCCCCAGGAAGCCTTGATCCCTTGACATTCTCATATGTAGTAAATCTCTCAGTAGGCGTTACAGAAGTATCCTCTCTCGAAGGCAAATTCAATTCTCCAATTAAATTTGCAATTATTTCTTTTACATTAGAAGGTACTCCAGGATCACTTAGTACATTTGCCGCCTGGGATACCGCTTTTAAAGCTTCAGCTGTATTTCTAGATCTTTCCGATGAATCTGTAAACTCATCAGACGAATTCTTTAACAAACCATTATTTTCCAAAAATCCTCTTACAATATTTTTTCTTTCCGATACAGAACAGCCATCTTTACCACAGGCCGTCTTCATGATTCCTTCCAAATGCTCTGCCTGCTTAAGACTCAAGGTCCCAAGCATACTGCTAACATCATCTATTCCATAATTTATAAACTCAGTTTTATATTCTTGCAAAGAAGCAATACACTTTAATAATACCGCTCCAGGTTCAGCAGGCTGAACAACAAGGCTGTACTCTATTGGCTTTAGCCCAACATTAATCTCCCCATGAGCTGTCTTGTTTAAAATATGTTGACAATACTCTTTTTGAGTAGTGGCCTTATTTAAACATTCAGAACATACGGATGTTTCTACGGCTGTTCCCATAGAGCCATATCTCACAAGGCCTGTTTCAACCTTTCTTGCTAAATCTGGATAATTAATCTTGTCCAATGCACACAAGCCAACAACTTGCTTGAACTTTTCATCATAATGGGTATCTAAGATTATTCCTCTTATTCCGTCTACGGAACTTGATTCATGATCCCTACACAAAGGAAGGCCAACCCATCGACTGGTGGCCTTCTTTAGTTCAGACTCTGGAAAAATATCTCTATTATTATTCCTATGTGGCTGAACGTTTCCATGCCACTTCCAATTTTCATCGAAAAAGCCCCAAGCGTCTTCTCCGCCCGAGGCTTTCTTTATATGCCCTTCTTCGTTTAACAAAGAAGATTCTGCTGCTTTTAAAAATATTATTGAAAAATATAAAAAGTCATCTGACTTAGGAGCTATAGATTTTATATTGCTAGCTAATTTTGATAGTTGCTTTACCAGCTTTGGGTTTGCAAGCACTTCTTGCTGTTCGTGCGTATCTACAACATTGTTCTCTGGAGAAGAACATATCTTTTTAAACATAGCAAACCCTTCTAGACTAATAAACCGGTACAAACATTTATATAAATATTAGTTTTTAAACTTTTTGTGTAATTTTTTTTTGAATTACATAGTTTTTTATTCTTTGTTTTCCAATCCATCTTCCGAAGAATATTCATTTATTATCTTAACTCTTCTATCTTTTTCTTCGTCAGAGTCTAAATAAATAGTATTTTCTTCTTGATTATCAACGTTGTCATCTTTTTCTTTAGAATTTTTTACTATGATTTTCTTAGTCTTATCACCAAACTTTATAAACATGCTTACTCCGATAGTACCAAAATTCCTAAAATATTTGAATTTATATACTCTTTTGCTCTAGAAAGAGAAAGTCCCATATCATTTATTAAGTTTTCTGCACTTCCAGTTTTCTCTGTACATTGATTTATAAAATCATCAGATTCTATAATATTTATTAAATCAAAAACGTCTTTAATTCCATCGGACGAGTTTTTTGCAGCAAGCGCAATAGAGCTTATTATCTCAGATGTAGTTGAAACATCCTTGATGTCATTCATTATCTGAATTCCATTCTTTATGTTTATTAACATTCTTTTTGTAATTCGCGCATTTCTTTTAGAAGATTGACTATATTGTCCTTTGCTATTTGCAATTACCTCAACATTTCCTTGAACTTTCTGATATTCTGCAAGATTCTTTTTAAGATTTTCAACCAACGTTTCGCACATATCTTCAGATCTGTCAAAATATCTCATCGCTTGCTTTGCTTTGTTCTTAACCTCATCCGGAACAGGAATGCCTGCTGTTTTTACAAAAGAATCATTATATAGCTCAATAGTTCTTCCTGAATACTTTTCTTTAAGGGCCGAAAAAACATCCTCTGTTCCAAAGCCTTCAGGAACTCTGATCAAATCTGTATCAACAGAAATCTTAACGCCTGTCTTAATCTCAATCTCTTTTTGAATTATATTTTCTAATACAAATTTATCATTATCTCCCCTGGATACAAAAACAAGTTTTTTATTTGTATCTGTCGATATATCAGATATTTTCTTCAATGCTTTATTTCTATTTACATTATTCAGATTAGAAAAGCTCATAAATTGACTAGGGATTAATGAATATTTAAAATTAATATTTTCATAGAAACCCTTTGATACTAAATTATTTAATCTAATATCTACAAAAGCTTCTTTATCAATCGAAAAGGTTTCATCATATAGACCTCTAAATATTTTATCATCCCTATCTGGAGGCCTATGCCTATACAGTCTAATCTTTGCTTTATTATCTATAATTAAATTATCAATATCAAATGCAACTATATCTTTTATACTATCATTATTTAATGATGCCTTTTTAACTATTGTTTTTGCAGAATTTTCATCATCATTTATAACATAAATCTTATTATTTAAAATATTATAAAAGCCAGAATTTAATAAATTAGAACGCTTAAAAATAACTTTATCTACACCAATTCCATTAATTATATTTGATATCTTTGATAAATCTTTATCAAGACCTGCTCCATAATCTATATACATTAAATTAGATTCTTTAATACCAAGAACATCAGAGAGTCCTCCGGATATCTCTAAAACGTTTTTAACCCCAGAGCACCCATATACGCCCAAAGATCCTGGTTTAATATTTTTGCAAATCTTTTTAATTTTTGAATTATCATCTATAAAAATAATATCAATTGGATAATTAACACTTCCCATGTGATAACAAACGTCTGTAGGCTTATCATATGGAAATAATAATCCGGATTCCTTTTCTAATTTAGAATAAACTTGGAGGCCATCAATTTTTTCTTTATATGTTTTTGCCACATCACACTTAAAAACAATAGATGCATCATTGATATTGTCTTTCCCATAGCACCTAACAACTGCCGTTTTGTTTAAATCATTTCGTGAAACAATATACTTGCCAATCTTATCTATATGTTTATCTGTAATAATAAATCCTAATTTTTCTATAGAAGAAGATATGTCTATTGAGTTACTCGTAACAATAAACCCATGGCCAACCGGTCTGAGGTGGTCGCAGATGTTGCCCAAAACTATCTCTAAAGAATCTTCTTCAGATGGCGTGCTGGTTATATAAAAACCATCAAATTTATTTCTAAAAGTATGAAACATTGGATTTCCATATTCTTGATGAAAATTATGTAAATTTACTTTACTCGTTGCATTTTTAGATAAATTAATTAAATTATGACCTGCTTTTAAAATAACAGAAGCATTATCATCTGTCTGTTCTCCAATCCCCAAAACTGTTGATCCTCGCCTAAGCAGCCGCATAAACTTGTTGGAAAGATTTGCCAAAGCTTGATACTCATCATCTTCTATATCTGAATATAAATCTTCTGCCGGAAAAAATATACCTCCAGAGTATCCCACAGGGGCTTGCTCTTCAGGAGTTGTAGATATTTGAGCCACCATCATATCATAACGAGGCTGTGCATCCATATGTATATCCATGTGCGCATCTCCCGATGCAGACATAGATCCCATCTCAAGCTCTGGATCTCCAATATATGGCCAAGATAACTTTCTCATTTCTTAACTTTTAACTCCTAATAACTATATAATCTATACTAAAAATAGCAGAATATTATAACCTTATCATTAGCTCGCTTAAAACAATATTTATAAAATATGGATCTTTTCCATTCAAAATATTCTTAACAAGACTAAGACTGACCCCTATAGCGGCCCCTCCCGGAGACTTCTTGCCTGCAATCTCCATTACATTAAACTCTTCTAATTTTTTTGAAACATTACTATACGACCTTACTCGGGCCTCAGGGGACATGCTGCTTATCATAATCTTTATTATACTATGCAGCTGTTCCGCTACATAAGTAGGGTTTTGTTCAAGCAATTGCGCTTCTTTCTCTAATCTACTTGACATACTCTTTAACCCTTGAAACGCTTCCTTGGTAAGCCTTTCTTCTTGCCGTTGCCTCGTTTTCTTCTAAATTATTATATAACTTTAATAATTTATTAAACTCAAGAGTAGCTTCGATCAATATATCATCTTTGTCCAAAACATCAGAATCTACAATCTTTACTAGCAAATCTCTAAATAATGCAGAATAATCTATATTTTTTTGCACTGCTATCTTTTTTATTAAAAAGTCTGCAAAATTTGCCAAAGCAACATCCTCTTCTTTGTCCATTTCGTCTGCCATAGCAATCATCATTTGCATTAAATCATCATAATCTAATTGTTTTATTCTTTTTCTTTTTATTTTCTCCGTAAAAAACGGCCTCTCCTCTTCCTCTGTGTGCGTAGGGGGCATAACAGGCTCTCCGGGGGCTGCAAAACCCCTTCCTATGCCTACGCCCGGGTTTCCAGTCAAACCCTCCTCTGCCTCTGTCACGCTTGGAAGATCACAGGATTTAACCTTTGGTTTTAACCTTAGCCTTTTATTTCTATAAGATATCTTCTTCATCTTTCAAAACCTACTTAAGCCCGCGCTTAACTTTTCCAAAGTCAGAAGACACAACCCTATCCGATAAAGACTTGCCTTTTCTCTTTTTTACCTTAAACTTGTTTCCCTTAGAATCCCTCAACCTTCCCCCTCCAAGAACTAAATCTGCAGGAGTAAAAGCAACCGCCTCTCCACTTGGAGAGACAGTTTCATACAAAGGAGTCGTTGATGATGCACTTGAAAGCTTTACTAGATCATCAAATGTTGTATCATTATTTGCCATAATGCTTATATCTTCATTAACAGTTCTTATATTCATTAATTTAACCAAATCTGAAGCTTTTGCAGTTTCTTGCAAAATAGCTGAAGGATTAAAATAAATAGTAAGCTTTGCTCCTTCTGATGTATTTTCTGATGAAACATTTGTTATAAACTTTGGAAGATCTGTACTTATATCTTTTAATGTTTTTATTTTATTATTTTTCATAAAATATAAAAAATAATCCATATCTTTGCCAACCGGCTTTACATATCTCGCCATTGGTCCGGTCAAAACCAAGCTAACAACCGGAATATTTGTAGGATCTAACAATCGCCTGTTTATCACTATCTCTCCTGGGTTTGCGCCAACACTAGATCCGCCCCCAGGCCTTACCCTGCTAATCTCAATCCCTTTAACAACCTCATTAAATGAAGGCAGCTTCGCTTCTCCGCCACCCCCCTCCTGCACGCTCTTGCCAGACTCTGTTGCCCCCGACTTATTCTCATCCGAACCTGCATCTCTAACAGACTCTGCAGAACCACCTCTGTCAAGGCCTTTAACGAGTTGCCACCAATCATCTATGGCCCGATAAAGCCCGCCAAGCTGCACGATGTCATCTGATTGACCTCCGGCCGTGAAATCACTATCGTTATTGACGCCTTCAATACTAACCTGCCCCTCTTGTGCTTGCTTGTTCATACTGGTAGAAGAAAATCTTGCACCGACACCTTCGTAGTCAATGCTTGAACCAGCACCAACCTTCTCTTTAAAAGAGACTATAGCATCAAATTTTGACCTAAGCAATGGTATTAACTTATTCAAGATAAGCTTATGAGGACTCTCTCCGGGGGCTAATCCTAAAAAATCTGTCGTTCTAGCTGATTCGTCCAAACTTTTATATTCTATTGCTAAAGATTTCGTTTCTGATGTATTATTTGTTATATTTTTCGAAATAGAAGTATTTTTAACAAGATTCATAAATGCTTCAAAATTATCACTATAAAGACTTTTAGATGGCTGTATTATATATTGTTGAAATGCTCGCTTAGAATTTTCATTTACCTTATTATTGTCAAACTCCATAGTAGATTCGGTTTTAACTCGCCTTTCCAAAAGCCGACCCGTCGATCCGGTCATTAGAGCCAGGCCTCTAAAAATTCCACTAATGATAGATCCCTCTATTCCGCTGTATGATGCAAAGTCTTTGCGAATACCTTTTTCAATACCTTTATCTACAGCTTTTAAGGCCGCTGTCATTAATCGTCCATCAATATCAAACTGCTCTGCCCCAGAACCTTTACCTCCCGGGGCAGAGTTAGCAGGCTGCGCTGGTGGCGCTCCTGACTCATTCTCTATATTTATAGACTCATCACTGGTGTCTACACTTACACCTTCGCCCATGTCTATTCCTCTTTTTGTAAAATTACTCATAAAGCACCTACAACTCTCCACCTGGAGGCTCGCCACCGGGTGGAGGTGGAGCGCCACCGCCCATGTCTCCGCCGCCCGGCGGAACCCCAGGAAGCCCCTCGCCCCCGGCTGGAGCCGCGCCAAGTCCTTCGGGAGGCTCTGATATCACCTTGCCTGGGTCCAGTCCTAACAACTCTGACAACTTCATATTGCCCAATACTTGTTGCTCTTTGGCAAAAATCTGTTCATCAATCATTTCTTCTCGTATTCTTCTGCGCTCATCCTCATATCCAAGCCCAAGGCTTCTATGCAGAGTCTGTAGCGATACCTGCTTATTTCCAACAAACTGTCCGATTGCTGTAATAAAATCAGCCATATCATATAGGTTCATATGATTAAAGTCAATCGATGGAACCAACAACCTTTTCTCTCCATCTTTATATTCGAAAAAATCTTGAAGTTCACATATTGGTGCAAAGATCTTTCTCTCAAGCCACTTCTTCATCATGTTTCTAAATATGTCATACCTTTGCCTAAGAACCTCAAGCCCAACAGAGGAGCTTGCGTATGTGGCAGCCTCTTGGTCCATCAAGGCCTTTGGAGTCATAAGGCCTGCATATAAGTTGTTTATTATAAGCTCAACATCTGTTCCAATCTCTAAAACACCTCCGGAAAAACCATTTCGTTCAATTTTAACACCGTTATGTGTTACGATTTTAAAGTCCTTGTCATACTGAGCCTCTTCTAATAGGTCTTTAAACGCCTCTATATCAGCCTGTGTTGGCCTGTAATCACCCTCACCGCCTAGCGTGACCAGGGTAAGAGGGTTGACCATTCCATCGGCCTGTGCGAACTTGCTTTCTCTTAATTTATCATAAAGCATTAGATCTTTATAAACAGATACTATGACAGAGGTTCCTCTAACATCATATGGCGAACTTAATAATTTAAGATGTGATATATTAAATGCATCTAATGGAATATTTTGACCTCTTCTAACATAATCTACAATATGTTTTGGAATATACTTTCTAAGAGATAAATCAGCAGGAGATGTTGAATTTATAATTCTTTGCAAATTTGCATCTGGCCTAAGGGATACAAGGGTATGGTTTCCTATTACAGACTTCTTTACGTGTACATAATCTGGATTTAATATAGTTATCCTACTCCATGTTCCAAGACTCTCATCTAACTCCGCATAAGGAAATGCTTCACCCATCTTCCAAAACTCTAAAGCCGCACCATAAACAACGGAATACAAGTCAATTTTTTCTGCCATCTCCATAAAAAATTGCTGTACTCTTTTGTTTTTGCATGTAATATTTATCTTGCTTATCGGATACGAAGCATGAAGATTGATAGCGTTTCTAACAATTGGGTGTGTATCATAAAAAACACGATTCCATGCATTCATGGTTACGCGATCACGCGGTAAGTTTAGATTCGCTAATTGAAATAATGGAGAATAAATCTCTGGCGACATCCTGTCTGTTGTAGAGGATGTCGAAGGTCCCGCCATAGGGGACGCTACAGAGGCGTTCTTTAGAAAGTTTAAACTATTTTTTCTGAACCCAGGGCTGTGTGCAACACTTCCGTAAATTTTAACTTCAGATTGTGCATCAAGCTGCTTATTCGCAGCATCTGTAATTTGCGCACGCCTAACCTCAGAGATAGAGTCGGCTGCCTTTTTTGAAATTTGTGTTGGCGGTCTGTTAATCCTTCTCATATTCTATACTCTCCTTGTAACCTTAGCCAATGTAGATCTTAAATAATTTGATTGTCTCTCTAAACCAGGTTTAATAGTAAAACCCTTCGTAAGATCAAACTTATATGCCATATAAGCATACATGAGGGCCATCAGTCCATCATTTGGCGCTGATCCTTTTACAAAAGTCTTTATTGGTTGGCCCCCAGTTATTCTGACCTTTGACTCCATAGATGTGCAATGATCTATTAGCCACTCTACATGCTCATAGCTCTTCCATGGAAATCTTATTTTACCCTTTCTAAACAAATCAAACAGTTCGTCAATTAAAAGATCTTTATTATAAGAAATTATTAATTCATCCTCTCTGTATTTCATAGGCTTTATCAAACTTCCGCTTCCTTGTGCTCCAAGAAATCTTTCTCTATAAAGAGACTGAAGATCTCCAACCACATCTTGGCCAAAAAACCAATCAGATACGCCGCGTTGAACGCCAAAGCGTCTATACATCTCTTTTATTGTATCTTTTTTGAAAGAGAAATTATTTTTACGCAACTTATGAGCATGCTCTATCGACAACGCCCCGTCTGGTTGCGCTGATAATACAACAACGCACGAATAAGACTGACCACCTTTAGAGTTGGGATCGTCCTCTTTGCCTCCCCAATCAACCCCCAGGTAAACAGCCTTATCTCTTGGGTTAATTTTTTTAGCAAAGCTTCTGTCTGGATCTCTACACTTGTCATAAATCTCCGCCTTAGTAAGAGGTGATCCTGCGCCAGAGTAAAACTCTCCAACTACTTCATTTTTCCAAATCCTTTCTGTTTGAGCCGGATTATTTTCCGGCATTAATTTTTCAATATTTTCTTTTGTAAAATAAGGAATATATAACTGATTTATATGAAAACCTACAAATTCGCAATTATCTGGATCAGCAGAACCAACCCACTTACCTCGCTCAGTTGCCTCAACCTTCTTCTGCTTGGTTCCACACAGAGGACACTGAATTATATTTTCATGCAACCAAATAGACTTCCATCTATCATCTTCTGGCAAATAAAAGGGATACGTTTCTCCGCAATTTATGCACCCCAAATGATAATATCGTTGATCTGACATATCCCAAATGGTAGAAAAATAACTACCCCTTTGTTTCGGGGTTCCAAAGAAAACTTGAACACCCTGGCCGGTGGGGCCATACTTTGCCGCTGTTAAAATCTTTGTAGCATTTCCAATGGCATGACCAAACATATCCTGAACTTCGTCAAAAAAGACTATATCCGCTGTCATACCACGAATTCTATCACCATCTGTGCCCAAACTGTCTATCCATAAAGTACCTTTATTAAATTGCTTCATGGTTAAATTGTCAACAGAGTTTGAGCTAATTAATTTATTTTTATTTATAAAATCATTCTTAGCCGTTCTGATTAATGTTTCAAGCTTATCTTGTGAAAACTTCTTCACCTGCCCGAGGGCCGGAAAAAGGTGAACAACTCTAATATTCGGCTTATCAAACAGGCCGCTATTCGTAAAAAACAAATCAAGAGCGCCAGCCATAACGGTTGCACCAACCTGACGGCCCTTCTTTATAACAACTGGCTTTCCATCTTTTCTTGTTGCTTGCAAAGCAATATACCGATATATATCGGCCATAAACTTCCACCCATTATCAAGAACTCTAAACTCTGCTCCGTCTAAAGTTAGATTATTTTGAACAAAGTGTGCTGGGTCGAAGTCTAAGAAGCTTTCTTTGAGTTGTTCAAAAAGTTTTTCTTGACTTTGTTTCTTTGACATTATGGTCCGGTTTGAGCATGATTCATGTAATCTGCAGTGTCATCATCAAATGATGATGGCATATCTGCCTCAGATACATATTCTACTATTTCCGGACCTTTTTTGTGTTTATTTAAGAGCTTTTCAACTATAGCTTTAAACTTGCCATTGTCAAGCTTTCCTTCTATTCTATCATATCCAAGATTTGGATGTTCGCGACAATGAGTAATAACTGTTCCATAATTTGCATCTGGACGATCTTCTGCAAAATCTTTAATATATTTTAAGATATTTCTAAGGGCATCAACATTGTTGCCACGTTCTTTTTTTGTCTTACATGGGCCACAACCGCCAGTACAGCCACCGCCGCAACCTGCCTCTTTTATATTCTCTTCCGTATTGGTATTTACACTTTTAACAAGATCAAATCCTGCACGAGCCTTTAGGTCTGCCATCTTCTCTTCGATTGTATCAAAATCTTTCCTCTTCTTCATAATAGAACGAAGATTGCTGAGATAATCAGCATTCTTTTCTAAATTATTGGCAAAGTCATTAACCCAACTAACCGTTGTGCTATATTCTTCACTTAAATTTTGTCTTTTTACTTTCATTAAATTGACCTTTAAATTTGCTAACCCTTTACTTACTCAGAAAGTATACCAGTTACACCGCTAGGAAGATCTGTTGCTCCGCCGGCCATATCCAACCACTTTGACCATTCTCCGCCTGTTGCCAACGGCGCTGTTTGTCCGGGAGCTGAAAGAATATCTTCAAAGCCAGGAAGCTTTAACTTTCCGCTCATAAGCATTTCTAACAAAATGCCTTTAAACTCTTCATTTGCCAAAAGAAGATTCATAACACTACTTTTTTGTTTAGTATCCAAAGCTATAACCGCATCTGCCAATTTTTCTGGAGACATATGCTCTGCAATATCTGCCAGCTTTCCCGCACCAACGGTATCAGCCACACCGCCAAGGCGTTCTGGATCCCAGTTTTTAACCACATTTTCAGCCATCCGAGTTTTTGCATCTTCAAAAAGACCCTCTTTCTTTTCAGCAGCCTTAATAATCCTGTCTACAAGATCCGCCTCCTTAAGAAGCCCCTTGCTATCCAAACTATTCGCCAAATTTACCAAATCTTTTAACATCTCATCCTCCTAGGCAAAGTAATTTCTCAAAAAATCAACGCCGGCCTTGCCCTCGCCCTTCTTGGCGTCATCGCCGGTATCATTTGGGGAAAATGTTCCACGATCCTTAAAGATATGAAACCCACTATCCATACATAGCTGCATTATTGCAAGCTCTTCTCTGTCATCAATAGAGTACTTATTAGACAAAAAGCCATAAACATCTTCCATCGAATGGCCGCCTGATACATGTGCATTAATCATAATTCCAGAAATAGCCCGCTCAAAGGGAGATACTGCTATAACTATATTATTCGGAGTAGCGGCCTCCTTTGTAAGCTCACCGTATTCAATCTCTCTGCCAGAAGCATTGATCCACTTCGGAATGCCATTGGCACCTACAGAGGCTTTCTTGTCATGCTCGTCTTTCACCATCTTCTTCAGCTTTCCAATATGTTTCTTGAGAACTAATACGTCCTTCATTATATTTACCCGAACACCCTCTAGGGCTTGAATGTCTAATACATTATCTGAATCTTCACGAATAGCTCTTGAGATTTGAGAATTCAACTTATCCAAGAAGCTTGTAGCTCGCTCGCAGCCGACCATGCTTCTTCCGTCATGCTGAGGGATGTTTCCAGGATATTGTTCATGAACATATTCCATAAATTTAGACAAGTCTCCATCATCTGCGTAATTGGTCTCTTGCTCATCTTCATCCTCGTCTAGTTCTTCAGATCTCAATTGTGAGCCGGGAACTAAATCAGATAAAGAAACATCTCCATGCTCCTCTAAGAATTCAGTTATATCCTTATCTAACCCCTCCATCTCGCCGCCGAGTTCTCCAAGGCTGCCTTCCCCCTCTGTAAAGGGCTCAAGGACATCCTCAAGGGTTCCGTCACCTAAATCATCTGTTCCCACGGCAGAAGCCATGCCCGCCCCGAAGATTTCCTCTTCAGACAGGCCTTCAAACATATCGTCTTCTGCATAACCAGTAAGATCGCCTTCCACGTAAGATGTTTGATCTAATTCAGATTCTTTAAAAATTGTTGTTGTCTTAAAATTATTAGCCATTTTTTCTCCTATCCTACTAAGCTATAAAGTCCGTAATATACGTTTCTACTTTCATTATTATCAGAATAATAATCTAACGGATAACCATACTGAGCCTCTGGCATATTTCCTATCATAATATGCGGGTACAAAGGACTGCCATTTAACCCAACATTACCTGCAGGAATAGTAGATTGCTTTGAGTCATACTTGCAGTCAACAGAGTCCTTCTCTTCGAAAATCATGTCTGCAAAAGGGCACTTCGAATACTCTTCGACCATAAGCATTATTTCCAAATTATTATCCGCAATCTCTCTAGCGTCTTCTTTGTTATCAGCAGCTTCCAACGGAGTCATGCTAAGAATAGCTGATTTTTTCGAATCTTTTGCCACTCCACCAGCTATTTTGCATCCTGCAGCAACAGGCAGGCCGAATGGGCATCTGGTCGTTTTTC